TTTTTTAATAAACTCCACAATTTATCATTTAAAAAAATTTGATCTACATTATATGGTCTTTCTCGGTAATATCGATAATTTTCTTTAATTATATCTTTAACTTTTTTAAATTTATATTTCTCATGAAAAAGTTTATTATTTATACCAAACATACCACCCATAATATAATTATAATGGCATCTATGGTCCCTAATACAATGTAGGGTTTTACCTGATTCAATAAATTCATTTACAATTTTTGATTCTCTTTCACTTAATCGTGAATCGGCATCTCTAGATACCCAAACCTCCACTTCAGGGTCATCCAAAGGCATCCATCTCCAAAACATCCCTTCCCAATTCATTTTATTTTTTCCTACATTTTCACACAAATTACAAACAGCCCCTAATTCTTTATATTCTTTAATATATTTTTCAGGTACTGTCTTATTATAATAAATATATACCTTCCAGTGTGGGTAAAACTCTTTGGCAAGTTTAATATTTTCTTTCATACCTAAAATATAAGTAGAATGACTGCCATATAAACAAAAACTAACAACGTTTACCATTATACATTATTTTATTAATAAAAATGTATAATAAATACGTAAATTTAATAATTTTGACCATCGCCATGACCTACATCAAAATACATCAAAGGCTCGTCCACATACATTAAATCACTATGCTTAATTGCTCTTAACCAATAATCATAATCTGGAGCCCATAATTGATTACTAAAATAACCTATTTTATCCATTATACTTCTATGAATCATTATACTAGAGGCAATAGCACAATTATGAACTTTTAAAAATTCTTCATTCCATATTGCAGGGAATCCATATTTCATTAATTCAGATTTACCTTTATTGGTAAAAATATTTTTAATAGTTCCCTGATATCTCTCCTTATTGTAAAGAGTGTATCTTTTTGTTTTATCGTATGCTCCATTACCAATTAGACCATCTGTACAACTAATTAAACAACGACTAGTAAGCATTGCAGTAAGTTGCTTCTCCAATTTATCTGGTAACCAATAATCATCGTCGTCTAAAAATGCAATATATTCTCCACTTGCTATTTTCATACCCATAGAACGTTGAAACCCTCCAGGAGATGCATGACCAAAACGTGCTTTTGAATTTTTATCTAAATTCATTACTATACATCCTTCAAATTTATGATTGTAATACTCTTCTTGTGTTGAACAATCATTTACAATAATAATTTCAATGTTTTTATATGTCTGATTTCTAACACTTGCTAGTGCATTTAATAGATACTTAAATCTATTATAAGTAGGAATAATTACTGATATTTTTTGCATTATAAAAAAAAAATATAAGTTAAAATATAATTTTAAACTAATTACAAACTATTTATTTCATACTTTTACATTTCTTCACACCAAAAATAAATTCTAAAAGATTAAATTTTTTCCCATATTCATTTTTTTTTTCTAAATAATAATAAAAAAATCCTCCAATAATTATAGTTAATGTTAAAATGTATAAAACAGATTCAGTTTTCTTCAATATTTTATCTAACTTAGAACCATCTTTACCAATTTTTTTAAGATAAATCAAATAATTTGAAATAAAAAATAAAACCATAAATATTAGAAGAACGATAACGGTTGGGATTATATCTAAATGTGTAAAAAGATGAAAAATTACCCAAATAATAATTGCTTTTTTAATATTAACAATAGGATTTACAATTTCTCCCTGTGTAAAATCAATTGTAAAATAAATCATAAATAAAATTAAAATATGTTTAACATACATATTTTCCAAATAAAATTGTGTTTTACATCCTAATGTTTCTGCTAAGAAATTACCGGCAATTGAAATAAAAAGAAGAAGTGTTGCTTTTAAAATAAGACTCAAATTATTATTTGAAAAACCAAAATGTTTTGTTAATAATTTTTGAAACATATATATTTTAAATTATTTTATTTTATTACTTAAGAATTAGATACTAAAAAAATAATGAAATAAATTCGACTTTATTCTTTTTCACAACATTGTCCTAATTTACAAGACGATTTGAGATTTTTATGTCTTCGTTCATTTGTAAAATATAATCTACCTTTTGCTGATAGATTTCTACGTTGATATTGTTCAGGATCTGCAGCAATCTTAGCAGCATTACATAAAAAATTTGCTCCTCGCCTTTGCTGACAGTCATTATCTGATTTAATATATCCTGAAAAAATACCTCCATGTGTGGAGTAAACATTATCATATCCACCAGGTACAAAAGATGCACAAAGGGGTAAATCACCACCTCTTTTTCGGCGGGACCTTTTGTAGGATCTTTTGTTTAATTTTCTTTTATTTTTTTTACGAGTTTTTCTTTTGTTTTTGCGACCTTTTTTTGAAAAAGGTCTTCTTAGGGTTCGTTTGTTTAATTTTCTTTTTTTTCGTTTGCGTGTTTTTCTTCGTTTTCTTTTCTTTCGTTTTTGTGACCTTTTTCTTAAAAAGGTCTTTCTTTTGCGAGTTTTTCTTTTTCCTCCTTCAAGTTCATCTAATCGACCTTCCTTTTCATATCTTTTTCTTTTTGCCAATTTTGCAGCCCTATCCCATCGTTCTGATTCCTTTGAGTTCACTAAATGTTCTGACATTATATGTTCAATGTCTTCGACATTTTGGGGATTAGGATATTCATCTGAACCCAACAAAGCAGTTAATACTTCTGCTTCTTTAGGGTCTGGATGTTCTGATAGGGAAGTCTGTCTTAACATATTTGCTGGATTATTTCTTTCTCTTTGTTCTGCATACTTTCTAAGATCATATTCTCTTGCTTGCCTTAATAAATCTGCCATATAAGGATCAATACCTGGTGAAATGGAAGATTTTGTTTCTCCCCTATATTCACGTGCCGCAGAAGTAGCAGCAGTTGTTACACCCGCCATATTCAAGGGTAACTCATCTTCACTTTCACTTTCACTTTCATTCAATCTTGGTGGATGGGCTTTTTCATATAAATTAAATGAATCTTCTGTTAAAATATCTTCCCCAACAACATCTGATAAATATCTATTTACGATATCAGCAAGTTCACTTACTTCACTCCAGTTTCTTATATCTTTAAAAACTATCCAGAAATTATATATTGGTTCTCTTATTAATTCTAAAGTAATATTTTGTAATCTAAAAAGTTTTACAAATGAATTTTTAAGAGGATTCCATAATTTATGACTTGTTACTGCCTCTCTTTTCATTTTATTTACAGCCGCGCGCAACTTTTTTTTATCAATAGACATATATATATATATATACAAATACATTTTATATATATATAAATCAAATATCAGATAAGGTTCTGGTTAATTTAGTTAAGCCATATACTGATACACCAAACATGAGGGTTTTTACCATGTATCCAGTAAAATTATAGTTTCCATTTCTAGTAAAAAGAGAAGGAGCATATTTTATAAGATTTTTCTGAAAATAAGGCAACTGGAATACAAAAAATAAAACGCTCGTTAAAAGAGGTGTCTGTAATTCTTCATATAAACTATCTAAACGATCTACTTTATTTTTCCTTTCTTGGTTTTCTTTTAACATATTTTCCATAGTTGTTGATTCTTCTTCTATATATTGATTATTCTCTGCTTCTGGAACAAAATTAGGTTTTACTTCCTGATCTTGAACTATATGTTGTTGATTATTTGAAGGAATATCTCTAGAAGGAAGGCTTGTTCCGCCTTGTGCCTGTTGTAAACCCTGTACAATTTGATGTATTGATTCCTGACTTAATTCTGTGGGTCCAGATTTTTGCATACTAGCAACATTTGCTTCAACTTTATCTGTCACGTTCATGACCACATTATTAGACTTTTGTGCTTCATTTGGTAATGCTGATATCTCACTAGCCATTATATACATTATATTAGATAAGGTATATAATCTAATTTACGCAAAATTTACTATTTTTTTTGTATCATCACAATTTGCTATTTTTTCATCAAACTGGTAACATTTATCATTAAATTTAAAAACTTGTCCCTTAACTTTATTTAATGCTGGCCCCCTAAAAACAATACAATTTCGTTCATTACATACTTTTCTAAATAAAGTTGCTAATCCTAAACCTAATAATATAGAAATTATATATCTACCAACATCACTATATATCAATCGAGTCAAATTCATATATAATAAGTAAATATAATTATTGTATGTTGTATGATCTTATTTGTTTATCATCGTTGGGGCACTTAACTTCCTTTGATGTAAATCGAAAACAATTATCAGCCTTATCTTTAAACAATACTCTATCTTCATTTTCAGGATTGGGGTACACATAAATTACTTGTGTAGGTGGTTGTGATATATACACTACAAATATCCCTATTGCTAAACTTAAAATAAATACTGGTACACTTATAAATTTCATCTATATAATGTTGTTTTATTTTTTATTTTTTATTATCTTAAATTCGTCATATGTCATATGATTTTCAATACTTTCTTTTGTTTTATGAATAATATATTTTGGCATTATTTTTAAAGAACCTCTTTGACTTTTACTTTCTTGTTTTTCTATTTCAATATGGTCATATTTCAAGTTCCTTATTTCTTCTTGCAAAGGTAAAATTGTATTTTTATAAATCTCTATAGAATTAATTAAAATTGGTTTATGGTCTTCTTTTTTATATTCTTTCATGTTTTTTTTAAATTCACTTACAAGTTGGTTTAACTGTTTTTGTTTTTCTGTAATTAATTCTTGTTTAAGTTTAAATACTGTCGAATTGTCATCTTCAGTTTCACCTTCTGTTTCAAGTTTAACAATTTTATTTTGTTTATCATAGAATTCTTGAAAAAGATCTTTTGCTCTAATATGTTCATCTAATAGTTCTTTTAATCTTCTAAACTCTTTTAATACAATATCTTCACTTTGTGTTTGAAAAAGAAGATCTAATTTGTATTCCATAATTTGTTGTTTTATATCACTAATAATATTTACTTCTTCCCTTATTGAATCTACTAGGTTAATATGATTCGGTTTTTTGATATTAATATCGAGTAAACATTTTTTGTCAGCATTACATTTAGCCCTTAGATGTGTCTCTGTAATTTCAAAAAGTGTTCCCCCAGTTTTATTACAATTAGCACATCTACGTTTACCATCAAATTTTGCCAATTCTTCCTTTATAACTGGTGTATTTCTAGGATACTTTTTTTTTAATGTTTTTAGAGTTTTTCTTCTTTTTCTATCATATTTATCTTTTAATTCCCAAAAATTATTATATGCTTCTAAATATTGTTCATAACTCATTTATATTATGTTTGATAAAATTTTTTATGCAATACTTCAAATGGACTTTCAAAACTAGGAAGATTTGTTATATTTTGGTTTAACTCTTTAGTCTTATCTACTTGCATTTTACGAACTTTTGTTAAAAAATAATCTCTTTTTAATTTTTTTAACTTTTCTCTTTCCTTTTCTGTAGGGCGAGTTTTATATTTATAAATCAAATAGACAGCGATAAATGCTGTAAAAACACCTAATAACCCTAAATTCAACATATAATAATCAACTTCACTCCTTTGTTCGTGACATTTTTTTAAAGTTTCTCCTAAAAAATATTTAACACCCGGTTCTGTTAAACTAGGTCTAAAGTGTTGTACATTCATATAAATAATAAAACTAAAATCTTAAAAAAAATTATACACAATATCTATATGGTATCTATCTCTTCATCAATTATATTTTTCTCTGTAGCCACAATCGCATATTTTATAATTAAATACTTAATTGCTGATAGATTTAATTCTAGAAGTTCGGGAATAGCAATGGCATGTACAGTTGTTTATTTAGCAACAATTGTCTCTATACAAACATATATTAATGTGCAAAATGCAAAAATAAAATGTGGCGGCACACCACAAACGCTAAGAGCAATGTATTATACATTTATTCCTTATCTTTTTATTTTTGGGACACTAATTCTAATTCTCATGTTTTTTCCAGGATTTAAAGCACCTTTTTCAAATACATTAGGGTATGGTTTTGTTAGTTTACCTTTTATGAATATTAAACCAACATTTATGAATATTTTAAAAACAGATAGTAATAATAAACTTCTTAAGACTGTTTACGAGGATCCATCTCTTATGATAAATGAAATGACTCCGTCAAATTTCTTTGTTTTTCTTGAAAAAATGGGAGCGGCTCAAAATTCTATTTTAAGTCCAGACTATAAAAGATTCATTCCAGACCTTTATAATTTAGTTACTATCAAAAATAGTATTTCTAAATTTATATGGTTTATGCTAACAGGAGTTTTAGTAATATTAAATTCACATAGTTATATTATGTCGATGAAATGTAACAGAAGTGTGGATGAACTTTCTGGAAAACTTGATAAAGCATTTAGTAAACCGAAAAAAGAAAAGAAAAAACAAAAATGGAAATTAGGATATTAAATATTATTGGTATTATAATAAAAATAAAATTATATTTTTAGAATATTAAAATATAATTTAAAATTTAAGTTTAGGTGCTGCTAAGTAGTAGAGAACAACTAAATAACACATCATTGCTAATATTAGTGTTAAGAACCAAATTGGAATAATTGTTTTTTTGCTAGAACCTAATCCAAATTGTCTTAAAGCCCCATCTTTTTCATATAAAAATGCTGGTTCCAAATATTGAATTACTGCAAATACAATAATAAATAGAATTATTGCAGTTGAAGTTATATTTTTACGTATAAAAGCACGGTACATAATAAATTATATATAGATAAGTTTTTTAAATAAAAAGTTTTTACTAAATAAAAGAACTTTTCAAAAAAGTTCATAAAACTAAAAATATTTTTGATAACTTTTCAAAAAAGTTCATAAAACTAAAAATATTTTTGATAACTTTTCAAAAAAGTTCATAAAACTAAAAATATTTTTGATTACATATAATCAACAGCATCACCCATTTCTTCTCCATCTTCTGCTATAGCAGATAAATTATATATCTCAGAATTTATTTGATCCTGAACAGCACCCTGTTCCATATATTCATATGCATCGCTGTCCATCATATTTATTTGATATATTTGACTACTGAATTCCGTTACTTCATCTCTTATTCCCATTTTTAATTCCATAAGTGCCGTTTTTTCCATATCTTCTCTCTCTTTGTCGTATTGATTTTCATCATATTCAAAAATAGCACGAGTCTGACCAACCCCCCAATCTCCTAAACTATGATTCTTCATTATATTTTCAACCTTTCTTTCTTCATCTGCTAAATCTCTAAAATTTGCGGTTATCTTTGCTTTTTCTTTTTCTTTGGATTTTAAAACATTTTTAGTTACCTCTTCTGGTGTAATATTTAACATCTTTTTATAAGATTCTAACATTTTCAAATAATTTGATATTAAATTGCATGAAATTTTCTCTAACTCTTCTTTTTCACCTCGTAAAACTAGTTCATCTGCATTCGTTTCTTTTTTGTCTATGTCTTCATCCATATCAAATTCTAATTCAGTATCGAACGCTTCTAAATATAACATAATAGATGATAGAAATAAGAAATAACCTATGTTTTTAATCATTTTTCCATTAAATATACTATCTTTAGATTCTTCGCTCATTATTTTAGAATAAAATGGTATTGCGTCCATAATCATTAATAAATCTTTATTGTGTTTTAATACATACCCTAATACTGCGTTAATATTTTTATCACCATAATATTTTTTAAAATAATCATAATCTTTTTCCATAATTTTATTAACATCACTTACATGTCTCTGACTTAATTTCCAATGAGCAGGAACTGTATGTTTTTTAACTTTATTTAAAATAATATTTGGGAAACTGGTTATTATGTCTTTTGACATTTGTTTTAAAATATTAAATATTGCAAAATTAGTTTCGTCATCTTGATACATATAAATTTCTTCACCTACTAATTTCCAATTTAAAATAAATCTCTCCCCTCTTTTTTGAGATTTTTTAGTTACTTTTTCACTTTGCATTGAAAAATTTACAATTAGATCTTTTAAATTTCTTTTTAATTCTCCATGTTGATGCATTTTTTCTGTAATTTGAACAGACATTTCTTCATTCCATTTATTAATGCGAGCATTAAACTCGTCTATTTGTTGTTTGGAGGAACCCTCTTTTTTATATGAAATATTAAAACGGTCTATTAACTCATGAATCATATCTATAATTTCAGGGTGATGTAAATCTATTTGAGATTTATCTTTTAAATATTCAGATATTAGTTCTAAATTCATCTTTTCTGTTACTATTGAAGGATCAATATCAAAGTTAATTATATTTTTTCTAGAAATATTATGAATTAGCGCCTTTAATGTATCTTGTGAATAATTTAATCCTTCACTTTTCATAATATCTATTTTTCTCTCCAAACTATCTGATGAACGATACGATGCTGAGTTTTTTACACACAATCGTTGTAAGTCTTCATCTAAAATAACACCACTGTTAAACTGACAATACTTCATAAAAGCAAGATAAATAACCCCCTCATTAAAAGTTGGACTAATTTTTGGAAACACAATTTTTGTATCATTATTAAAAGTAAGCATAGAAGGTATAATAAGTTTTGAATATTTATCATATATTTCACTTGTTACTCTAATTCGATCATTGAATTTTTCTATAGACTTTTCTTTATTGGTAAAATAAAGATATGTGCTAGCATGTCCTTCATTACAACAAGCATTTTCAAGAAACGGTATATTACTCATACTAGCAAGCAACATTGGTTCGTTATTTACTGCTTTTTGTACAGATTCTAAAATAGAAAAACAATTTTTAACAATATTTCCATATAAATTCCATAATCTATAAAATTGTTCAACACTACCAGATTGTATATCTGCAATTAATAATTTTTCATAATTCTCTCCAATATTCTGCAAATCACTTACACTAATTGAGGAAAGAGGTGGTAAATAATTACTCCACTCTTGAACATCAAAAGTTTCAGGTAAAAATTCTATTTCACGATTATCCATATTCCACGATCGTTTTTGTTGTAATTTTTCGACAACATAATCAATGTTTATTATTCTTTCTGTGATAAAATTTCGTAATTCCTCATTTAACTTATCAACTTTATCTTGAAAATTGGATTTATTTGCTTTAGGTAATACTAACCATGGCCGGTCTTTACCTCGCCTTAAATGCAATAATACACAATTAAAATAATTAATAAACCCTAAATCGCTATTACCATTCAATGGAAAACCATTAAATGATTTAATACAAATAGAAAAACTAACATCAGAAACAATATTCGGCATCGCACATTGGACACCAATAATATAGGCTGCTCCAACTGATTTTAGCAATACTTGATCATGCTTATATTCATATGGTTTAACTTTTTTGCCCTTTTTCTTTTTTCTCTCCGCAAGTTCTTTATATTTGTTTTCGTCCATTAAATTTTTATTTAAACTATCAATAGTTAATCGAACCATAAAGGGATGTTCAGTTTCACTATCTATTTGCAATTTTTTATCAAATGCTAATAATAAACTTTTTACGTGTTGAGCCAAACGTGTTTGGTAACCAAAAGTTGTATCTTTTACATTTGCATATTTAAAACTTTGAATATCTATATTCTCTAACATAATATCTCTTGAAACCTTTTTATATCCACTCTCATCATAACCTTCGCTATCATCAAACTCGCGAAATTTAATAATGTAACCACTATGTTTATCAATAATTTTTCCATTATCATCGCTAAGTTGGCCTCTCTCATCACATATCATTTCTAATACATCTTGATAATTACCATGTTGAATAGACGATGCTAATGTTTGATAAAAAGTAGGTAATAATTTAGTATTTGTATCTACACAATAATACCAAAATGAACTTTCATCGCTATTATTTAAATCATACTCTCGGCAAAATTTTTCAATAAATATTTCAATATTATTAAATTTTTCAACTAAATCGCTTTGTGATAAAATAGTATCTCTAAGAGTTGCATAAGGTGACACGACAATATCTTCAATATCCAATTGTGATGCTATTTTGAGTTGTACAAAATCTCGTTGAATAGATTCTCGAGTTTTTAAATTTTTTAATCTATTAATGTTTTGAAATGATTTTTTAAAATTATTTTCTATCGTTATTTTTAATTCAGATATAGACATACGTATTTGTTCTTCTAATTTCGATGTTACTTCAGATAAAAAGTTTTGTTGTAACATTTTCTTACTTTCATCTAATCCAACACATTGTTTATTTATTTTTATACAACTATCTTTTAAATTACAAAAATTCAGTTTTTCAATAGATTCTCCTTCTTTTGATTTATCAAGTTTCCATTTATCTTCTTGACGAATATAATATTTATAATCCATGTCTCCTAGATCTAATATGGCGAAATCCCCATTATGTACCATTTTAGCACCTAATATCATAGCAGATGCATCTCGGTGTGCTTTTTCTTCATTTAAACCATTATTTTTCATAAGGAATTCTGCTAATTTTATTATTTGTTGTTCAGGTTCATCATCTATATCAGCATATTCATCACGCCACGCATGACCTATATCATATGGAGTATTATCATATTTTCTATCAAAGAAAACTTCTATATCTTGACGACTATCGCGTTCTAATTCTTCAATATCATTATATTTTTTTGCAAGAGTAATAGGGTCACATTCTGCAGATGATCCCATTTCTAGAGCCGTATTCACTCCATCTATTTCTTCCTGAATACTACTATCAATATCTATTGGTTGAACAAAACTTAATTGTTCCATAGATAATGCATTTAAATATGTTCTACCACAGTCCACATCTATAATTTTTTTGATAGAAACATCCGTTTGCATCTCCTGACTTATATTATATCCATCCTGTGAGAAAATTTCATTTTCTTTTAGATTAAATTTATTTAATAATCCTACTAATATTGTATAACTTTCATAATTTTGGTGATTTGATAAGTATTTTGTAAATTTATTTTTATTTATAACTAATTTTTTTTTTATTTTATTTATTTCATCATTAATAAAATCCATTATTTCATGATATTGTTTAAATGTAATATCGTCCTCGTATATTAAAAACGGCTCTAATTGTTCCATTACTTTATAAAAAGAAACACCAGATTTAATATTATTTTTATATGCATGAAATAATTCTTTTGTTTTCGGAACTAGTTGGTCTAAAAATTGTTCATAAATTTCATCTTCATCCGCTCTATCATCATATCTTCTTAATTCCTCAAAATCTATATAGGTTGATGTATTGAAATTATCTATTATTTTCTTTTTGCTAATATTTAATTCACCCTCATTAATAGTTCTTTTTTTAAAGTTTGTAAAATAATTAAGTATTTTAAAATAAGAAAAATTTATTTGATTCAATTGTGCTTTATGATAAATAGTTGTTTGAGGCAATCCTATTTTTGAATACTTAATTACTGCATTAGGAAGTGTAAAAAATCCCTTGAGGTATAACTCATCGTTACTTGTTAACTTATCTAAATATAAAACGCTTTTTTTGTTTTGAGGATCTGGATTTACAAGATGAGTTAATCCTGTATTTAATCGTTGCATTATAAATCTATTTTGTTGAATTGTAACATTTGTTTTATTAAATAAATCATCACTTGATGACATTGTGGTAGAGTAAAAGTCGGCTACATTATCAAGTAAAACTTCAAAATTAGTTTCTACATCCTTAATTTTAATTATATTTGTTAAGTCAGTAGGTTCAATATGAGGGGTTAAATATGGTTTTAAATTTTGATAAAGAAATTTATATTTATTTTGACCATCAGGGATATTATTGCGTAAATATTCATAAATAAGTTGAAATTCATCATTTAATGCAAAATCAATAGGTAATATATTAATATTATTATCTGCATCATCGTCATCCTTACTGTGTTCTTTATCATATAAATTTTTGTTATTTTTAATAACCGGTATAATCCATTCTAATTTTTTATTAAATTGTTTAAAATTTTCTACTAATGGTTTATGATCGCCCCCTTTTTTTAAAATATGTTCAGCATTACCTTCTTTATTAAATTTTGAAAATTTCTTTCGTAATTGTTTAAATCTTTCAATTAATGTATGTATTTTGTTGAGATGTGAAGGAGTTCTCTCATTGGAAGGTATAGATGCAAGAAGTTCATCTAATAAATCTTCTGTTTGCATTTCAACACTAAATCGTTTTTCTTGTTCAGATACATTAACTTGTTCGGTTATTTCTCCTAAGTCTTCGTCTAAAATTTCTATATCTTCTAAATCAATAAATGCTTCATTTATCTTTTCTGTTTGTTCTTCAGTATCTAAATCTAATTCTAAATCTAATTCTAAATCGTCATCTATATCATCGGGATCTATATCTGGAGAGATTATTGTTTTATCTGTTTTTTCAATATCAATAATAGGTTCTTCATCTTCGGGGATAGAAGATTTTTTTGTTCCAGGTTTTTCTATATGCTGAATATTTACTATATTTAAATCTTTTGGTATACCCTTATACTCAAAATCAATGTAGATAGTTTCTTTATCAGGATAAGTTGCGATTTCAATCATATCCTCATCTATGTCATTTATAAAACCATTAATAACTAGTGGAGTTTCTGAATCAAAATATATACTAATCCAGTTCCCCGGAACTAGATCATTTTGTCGAGCATAACCTTTTTCTGTTGGATTATCCAAAATAAATATACTTTCAATTGTTTCATCTGTTATATTTCCGTCTACAATATTTAAGGTAATGCTAGATAAATCATCTTGCTGTACTAAATCTATTTTTTCTTTATCTAAATAATCTATAATAAATATTTTCTCATGAATTTTCAAGTTTTCACTTGCATTTATTTGAATAATTTGTCCTAATTCTAAAAATATTAAATCTTGTTTACTAGTTTTTGACATTACTTATATTTATAGAAGAAATTATAAATTATTTTTTATACTATATATTTAATAAATATAAAGACTAACTATTTATAATGTTTAGATGCCTACTTACACTCCATTAAGAGTAATAGATTCAGAAGATTTATCTCAAAATATTGATTTTACAGTAAGACAATTTGGGAATTATAATGTAATAAAATATCGTAAAGAAAAAATAGATAAAACAAATATTAAAACATTGGGATTACTGAGGTCGGTTATAACAGACGAAGATCAGAATATTTTATGTATGGCTCCGCCAAAATCTATGTATTTTGATACATTTGTAAATGAAAATAATATTTCGGAATGTTATTTTGAAGAATTTGTTGAAGGAACAATGATTAATGTTTTTTGGGATAAAACTATAGATGATTGGAATATTGCTACAAAAAGTAATATTGGAGCAAAATGTAAATATAATGTTAATTCAAAAAAAACATTTCGTTATATGTTTTTAGACGCAATGAATAATTGTGGATTGGAATTTAGTTATATGGATCCATCAATTATATATAGTTTTGTACTACAACATCCAGAAAATAGAATTGTTATACCAATCATTACAATAAAATTATATTTAGTCGCAACATATCGTATAATTATAAATGAAAATAATGAACAATTGGTCGAAAAAATGGAAAATATTTCTTTAAACAATGTTCAAAGTGTAAAAAGATATACATATGGTGATATTCAAAAACAATTTGGAGATAGTTGGGAAAGAGTAAGAAGTTATTTCAATGATGATGCGTTGGATTATAAAATACATGGGATTATAGTGTATAATCAATCTGGTGAAAGAATGAAAATCCGGTCTAAAAACTATGAAAAAATTAAAATGTTAAAGGGTAATACGCCAAAAATACAATTTCATTATTATTATTTAAGACAAAATGGGTTAGTCAAAGATTTTTTGCAATATTATTCCGAATATAAAGATGAGTTTAGAGTTTTAAGAAATAATTTGCATAATTTTACAGAAACTTTATATCAATACTATATTGAATGTTATATTAAGAAACAGAAAAGGGTGAAGGAATATCCATATAATTTTAAAATTCATATGTTTAATTTGCATAAAATTTATATGGGAGAATTGAGACCAGAAAAAAAGTTTGTTGCGAAACAAGTTGTTATTGATTACATTAACAATTTGCATCCGGCGAAACTAATGTATTCTATTAATCATGTGTATAATAAACATAAATTAGAGGAAA